CGCCTCGGCGCCGCCGCGGCGCTCACACCGCCGATGCCGTACCGGCTCGTAACGTTGGCTGAGAGTCATTGGTAACCAAGATTCCTTTTGCGGGTCGACCCAGCTCCAGCCCTGCGGGATCCACTTGGCCGACTGGTACTGCCGCTTGTCTTTGCGGTAGCCGGGCAGTTCGATCGCACCTTCCAGCACTGCCTGGTCCATCCAGGCACGCCAGATAGGCCGGCACAGCTGGTGCACGATCACGCCGTGCTGTAGGGCTTCGCAGCGGCGACGGAATTCCAGGAGGCCAGCCCGGATCGAGGAGTAGTTCACCTGGGTCAAGTCGCCGGTGAGCATCTCGTAGGTGATGCCCATGGCAGCGGCCACGGCACGGAACTGCTGACGCATGAATTCGGCATACGACGAACCCACATCGGCCGGTGCTGAGAACTTGATGTCCTCTCCAGGCTCCAGGATCTGCAGCGTGCCGGGCTCCATGCCGGCCATGGCCACGCAATTGGCGTCAGCTGCCGACTCGCCCATCAGGTTGTCTTCGGGTGCCATGCGGGTGATGAAGCCAGCGAACATCGCGGCGGTTTTCTTGCGCACCAACTCTGCGTCGTCGTACTGGTCCAGCTCGTTGAGTTTCACGAGCGCACGCGTGAGCCAAGGCTCACCCCGGATCTGACCGGGACGCAAAGGGCGAAATAGGTGGATCACTTCACTGGCGTCCACCCGCACGGTGTCCATGCCACCGTTGCTGGACATCGGGGCCAGCAGGCCGTCATTGGGATGCGATCGGTACAAGTGGTACGCCACCCGGCGTCCCAGTCGGTCGAATTCGATGCCCGCGCGGATCACATTCCCACCGGGCAGATCGCGGTTCATGGTGTTGGGCAGGTGTTCTGCTTCCAGCACCTGGATTTGCAAGGCAACTGGCAGACCATCCTCGACACGCCGATAGCGCAGTCGGACCAGTGCCTCGCCGCCTTCGAGCATGGCGCGCGTGGCCAGCGCTTGCAGTCCGTAGAAATCAGTCAGGCCTGCCGCATCGGCCTGCTCGCACCAGTCCCACCACAGGCTGTGGATCGCTTCGCGTGTGGCCTGGTCTTGCAACATGCTCTGGGGTTTGATGCCAGTACCGATGGCATTGACCACGAAGGCTTCGATACCAGCCGCTGCCCAGGCGTTGCGCCGCACGAGATCACGGCTCTTGGCACGCAGTTCGTCTTGCGCCATTGACAGTGCCGAGACAGCACCGGGATTGCTGGGCATCCAGGCCAAGGCGCGGCGACCGCTACCGGTGCCGTCATAGACCGGCGGGCCGCCGAACATGCGTCGGCTGATCCGGGTCATGGTTTTGAGCCAGGCCATCAGAGTGCCTTGCTGGTGGTGACACGGATCTGCCGCGATTTGGCGGCACCGGATTCACGGGCAATGGTGGCTTCGACTTCAACGATCGCGGATTTCAGATCAGCCACACTGCGGTACTCGATGCTTTTGCCTTCGTAGGTCACGCGGTGCTCGCCGCTGGCCAGGGCTTCGCGCAAGGCCTGCAAGTGTTCTGGTGTGTAGGTCATGTTCAGGTCATCCATCGGCTGCGCACGACCCGACGTGGATTCGGTTTGGCGCTGGCAGAAGTAGTAAGGCCACCGTCGAACTGCTGTTCTCGGGTGGCCTCAGGGGCTGTGATTTGTTGGGCGTCGACCGGAGGGCCAGCGCCGAGTTGTTTTTCCAATTCGAGCCAGTGCCGGTCTTCGAACCGGTCCAGGCCCGCAGCGGCTGCCGCCGCCCGGGCGTAGACGTAGCAATCCAGCGCCTCGTTGCGCTCGCGCATCTTTTGCCACTCGCGGTTGGCAAAGCCGTTGCGGTCGCGCCGGGTGATCAGCTGTTCGGCACAGAGCTGTTGCAGGTATTCGGCGTCGACCTTGGGTAGATGCACGAAGCCTGCCGGGTAGATGGGCGTGACGCCGTCCTCGGCCACCTCCGCGCTTTTGCGCAGGTTGTTGTAGAACTCCAGCTTGGCAATGCCGCCAGCGACCGGGAACACCTTGATGCCCCGGCGCAGCTTCTTGCCGCTGGCGGTGGCATCCACCGCCGTAGGCGTGCCGATCAGCGCTGCACCACCGCCAATACCTTTGATCGGCATGAGCCTTGTGTCGCGCACGCTGCGCACGAAGGCATAAGCCTCCTGGGTCGCGTAGCCGGTGTCCAGGGCCACACGCGCCAGGCTCAGCTGACAGCCACTGCTGTGGGTCCAGGTCTCACCCATCAACTTGGCCAGGGCTGACCAGACCTCGGTGCGGGCGGTGTCGCCCATCAGCACGCGGTGCTCGATGAGCCAACATTCCTTGCCACGCCCGTAAGCCCAGACCGATAGTTCGATGCGGTCCTTCTGCACGTCGGCACCAGCGGTCAGCAGCAAGCCACCTGCGGGCACGCTGCCGACACGGTAATCCTCACGCCGCTCCAGCAGACGCTGCCAATCGGGTGCTTCGCCTTCCTCGACCCAGGTCTCACCCAGTTCGGTGTTCTTGAAGGTCTTGATGGCAGAGGCCGAACGGGTGTCGGACATGGCGGCCGACTCCCAGGCCCGTGCAATGTCTGCCCAACTGCGCCACCCCACCGGGCTGTACAGGGATGAAAGATGAAACCCAGCGGTGCGTCCTGCACTCTCAGGCGCACATGCCTGCCACTGGCCGTTGTCCAGCATCCAGGTCTTGTGGTGCTCGGCGATTGGCTGGTTGCACGACTCGCAGATGTAGACGGCCGTCTCCGGCTGCCCCCGCTCCCAGCGCAGTTGTTCAAAGCGCAGCCACTGGTTGTGATCGCAATGTGGGCAAGGCAAAAAGTAGCGGCGCTGGTCCGAGGCTTCAAATTCCCGGTCGACCGCACTGGCCCCGGCAATCGTCGGCGTGGAAACGATCAGGATCTTGCGCCGAGCAAAGGTACGGGTACGCGCCTCTGCCAGCGAAATCGCGTCACCTTCACCCTCCACGTCCAGCGGGTAGCCATCGACCTCATCGAGAAACAGGTAGCGCACCGGCATCGAGCGCAGACCCACCGCACTGTTGGCGCCGGTCATCACCAGCACGCCGCCGTGGAATTCTTTGGCCAGGATGGTGTTGCCTGAGTCCCGGCTGCGGGCCGGGGCAATCCGCTCCTGGATGGCGGGGCTTTCTTCGATCAGCGCATCAATGCGCTGTTTCGACGCCCGCTTGGCCATTTCGACCGTCGGCCACACCGCCATCATGGGACCCGGCGCATGGTGAATGACGTAGCCGACCCAGTTCAGACCCAATTCCGTGCCGCCGACCTGCGCGCCTTTCATGAACACCACGCGTTCGATCGGTGACATGGGCGACAAGCAATCCATGATCTCGCGCAGGTAGGGCGTGCGACTGGTGCGCCAGCGCCCCGGTTCCGACGCGGCTTTGCTGGAGAGCACCCGGTGCTTATCGGCCCACTCAGAGACAGTCAGCAGCGGATCGGGTGTCAGGCCCTCGCGCCAGGCACGCTCGATGGCGTCCCAGCCTTCGTAGAAGAAATCGTTGTTGCCGTCCATGATCAATCTACCTTGGGCTGCACATCGCCAAGATCCTGCAGCTGCTCGCGCACGGCGGCATCCAGTGCCACGTGCAAGGCATGCGGTTCCACACCAAGCCCTGCCGCCATCTGCGCCGAGATGCGGGCTGGCCAGTTGAGCCAGGCATCGCGTTCGGCCCGAGCCAGCTTGAACACGTGAGCCACGGCCTGCGCCCGATCAACCAGTTCGCCCTTGAGTTGGGCCAGGCGCACCTTGTTGGTCTGCGCCTTGACTACCTCGTTGACGGTGCGCGCCTGCAGCAGCGACGTGCCGCCGGACGACAGTGCCGGGGTGGGCGGCTCTGGCGTTTCCCTTTGTGGCCGTGCGGAAGCTTGCGGCATCTCGCGGGCGGGTGCTGAAACCTGCGGGGCTTGCTTGTCACTGGGCATGTCGGCTACCGACCGTCTGGTCGGCGTGGTGTTGGCCGCCCACTGGGCATCGGCCACCACCGGATCGATGGTCCCGTCCGGCAGTTGGGTGATGCGCCCCGTGTCGATGGCCTTCTTGACGGCCACGTGCGACACGCCGCGATGGCGCGCGTAGGCGCGAATGGACAGTCCCATGGTGTTGATCTACTCAGTGCAAGTGGGTGGCCTCCGAAATGCGATTTGTCATGCAAAGGCGAGTGAATCACCCGGGATAAGAAAGAGCTTGGCTTCGGGTTGGAAGAGCGCGTGAATGCGGATGTCGATTGACAAGCAACTCACCACCACCAAGGAGCCCGAAATGCCCAAGACACGAAACACCGACACCGTTTTGTCCCCTGATGAGATCGAATTGCTGTTTGAATCCATCGCCCTGGACCACCTGTTCATCGAGACGCTGGTGACCCAGCACAGTGACCGCCTGGATTTCCACGACGTCAGCGTCTGGGGTGTGAAATCCGCCTTGCAAGCTGCGTTTGATGCCGGGCTGCGCGCTGCCAGTGTCACACCGAAACAACGGATGCACCGCACCCGCAAAGCACACAAGACCATCGTCAGCGCCATTGCCCTGCAAGCGTGAGGGCACCATGGCCACGACACTCAACACCAACCAACAGGCCATCCTGGAACGCGCCGTGCATGACAGCGGCGGCAAAATCGCCTGGTTTCCCGAGCACATCAAAGGTGGCGCACGCGCTAAGGTGCTCGAGAGCATGTTCAAACACGCCCTGATCACGCCCGATGGCGATGACTGGGTGGTGGCGGCCGAGGGCTATGACGCCTTGGGGCTTCCACGTCCGGGGGTCTTGCCTCCGACCATCACACTGGAAGATCCAGAACTTGAATCGGCAGTGGTCACGGCCGAAGTCAGTTGGCAGTCGGCCAAGGACAAGCGGCATCGCATCCGCTCCGACAGCAAGCAGGCGCTGGTCATTGCACTGTTGCAGCGCCCCGAAGGCGCCACCATCGCGCAGTTGATGGCAGCCACACAATGGCAACAGCACACATGCCGTGGCACGTTGGCCGGCAGCCTCAAGAAACGGCTGGGCTTGACCATCACATCCACCAAAGAAGTGGGCGGTCAGCGTGTCTATCGCATTGAGGCCAACACGCCCAACCAGACGGAGGCCACATGAACGCACGCCCCAACTTTGCACGCATCGATGAACTGGGGCAGCGCCTGGCCGACCAGGCGTTTCGCACCCTGATCAGCCTGTGCCCCGAAATCCGCAGCGCCAGCCCGGCGCGCCAGGAGGCGGTGTGTGCCGCGATGCGCGCCAAGGTGGCGCCAAGCATCGACAGCCTGCTCGAAGACGCGCGGCTCGCGCCCTGTTTGGCAGAGGCGGCGTTTCACAACGCCGTGCTGACCCTGTCACTGGCCGGCGTCGAAGCCTTGCAGGCCAAGGTCGCCAGCCCCAAGTACCGATCCAACAGCCCAACCACCACACCAACCAGAAACGCCCGTCATGCCCAGCATGTCCATCACCATTGAACGCACCCCGATGACCCTCCAGTGGGAGGGCCAGGAAATTCAAGTCGAGCAGCTCGGCATCCGGCTGCCCTTTGCGCGCAAGCCCGAGAACCTCAAGGACATGAGCGCCAGCGGCGACTACAGCGTCTACGTCACCGAGACCCGGACCATGACGCCCGAGGAATTCGATGGCTTTGCCGCCAACCTGCTGGTCTCGCGCGAATGGCTGGCGGGCAAGGGTGGCTATGTTGGCCAGGGGCGTTTGTGCGTGGAAGTTCACGCCCCCGGTCGCCCATACCTGTATGTCGATCCGTCTGGCGGGGACTACGCCCGCTACGCGGCCCGACTCGGGTAGTGGCTGTACCGCCACGCTGTCCATATTCTTCCATCAAAGCCTTGGCTTTGCATCGAAACAGCGCGTGAATAGAGCCATCGCCAACACAGACGCGGAGCCGATGATGAACACCACCAAGATGCCAGCGACGAACAACCCCGATTGGGGATTTTTTGGCAGCCTGCGCGACCAAGCCGAGGTGGCCTGGCCCATCGCCATGACGGCGATTTCAGACGCCACCCACCAGCCCGTTGAATCCGTACGCGCCTTTCTCGACAGTCGCCACGGCCGCCACTTTGCCGACGACGTGCACAACGGGCTGTACGCCGGTGCCAACCTCAAGGACGCCATCGAGCAGGCCACCCAACGCTGGATGGGCTGGACCATTGGCCGCCTGACCAGCAAGCAGCACGGCATCCCGCGCGGCATGCCTTACCTGATTGGTTTTGTGATTCACTGCGAGATCATTGAAGAGGCGCTCGTAGACTGAAGGTGCTCAGCCAACCAGACCCAGCTCATAACTGGTGCTGCGGCCACTGGCCTCGGACTTCTTCAGCGCCCCGCGTTCAACCAGATCGGAAATGTCACGCAGCGCCGTGTCTTGCGAGCACTTGGCAATTGCGGCCCACTTGCTGCTGGTGAGTTTCCCATCGAAGCCATCAATCAACTTGTTGAGCAGTTTGATCTGCCGATCGTTCATCGGTACACCTACCCAGTGCTGCCAAAAGCGCGCCTTGGCCAGCACCGACGCCAGAGTTGCCTCGGCCCCTTGGATGGCCCTGAGCAGACACCCCAGGAACCACTCAAGCCATGAGGTGACATCCATGCCCCCTTTTTGAGTGTCTTCCAGGCGATCGTAGTATTCCTTGTACTCCTGCCGAATCTGGGCAGACAAGCTGTAAAAGCGTTGGCTTGACTGCTCCGCACGCGCCAGCGCCATGTCGCCCACAGCACGTGCGATACGGCCATTGCCATCCTCAAACGGATGGACAGTCACGAACCACAAGTGCGCCAACCCCGCCTTGATTACCGGATCATCTTGCTGATCCAGATTGAACCAATTGAGGAAGTCGCCCATCTCCGCATCCAATAAATATGCTGGTGGCGCCTCGTAATGAACTTTCTGGCGTTGGATCGGGCCTGAGACCACTTGCATGGGTCCCTGAGCATCATCTCGCCATTGGCCCACGCGGATTTTGGTGAGACTGCTGTAGCCGGTGGGAAACATGGCCGCGTGCCAGCCAAACAAACGTTCAGCTGTCAGATGTGTGTTGTGGCGCTGGGTAGCATCGAGCACCATGTCCACCACGCCATCCACATGCCGGTCCGTCGGTGCCAGGGCACCGATGTCCACACCCAGGCGGCGGGCGATGGACGACCGCACCGAGTCGGGGTTGAGCCTCTCGCCTTCGATTTCGCTGGTCTTGAGCACATCCTCGGTCAAGACACGCAAAGTGGCCTGATCGCGCACATCGAGCCCCAGGTCGTGCATGCGGCCGAGCAGGTGGCCCTGCGCCATGTGAACCTGGGCGAGCAACGGTGCCAGCCGCTTGTGGTCGTAACCCCAGTGCGGCCAGTCGTTTTGCTCCCAGATGTACCGTTTATCTTCGCTTTCCATGCGGTGATTGTGGGCGGTTTTCACCGCAGCGTCAAGTCAATCTCCGCACTTATTGCGTCTTTAAACCGATGGATTCGCCGCATCAGCGGCTATCCGTTGGGCGCCCTGACGCACCCGCAGGGCTTCAAAGCTGCGGCGCAATGCGTAACTTCGAATGATCGATACGCCGGTAAAGACGAGGCCAATCAGCAGATTCTCGACAATGGTCACTGCCAGTCCGAACAGCGGGAACACCACCACTTGCGTGAGCACCGCCACGCCGTAGCCCACCAGCACATTGGCCAGCGATTCCACCAGAGACATCAGACGCGACTGCTTCATGCGGCCACCTCGGCGTCATCCCCGGCGACATTGACGACACCGGCCAGGTCATTGAACTTCACCGCATCAGCTTCCCGGTACGCCTCTTGCCCGCTCCAGTCCTGCCAGCGGCGCACGATCACGTCGACGTACTTGGGGTCGAGTTCGATCAGCCAGCCGATGCGGCCAGATTTTTCTGCTGCGATCAGGGTGGTACCGGAGCCGCCGAACGGGTCCAGCACGATGTCGCCAGGTCGGCTTGAATTGCGGATGGCGCGCTCGACCAGTTCCACCGGCTTCATGGTCGGGTGCAGATCGTTCTTTTGCGGCTTCTTGATATTCCACACGTCGCCCTGGTCACGGTCACCGCACCAGTGACGGTTCTGACCTTCCGGCCAGCCGTAGAGGATGGGCTCGTACTGCCGCTGGTAGTCCGCGCGGCCGAGCGTGAAGGTGTTCTTGGCCCAGATGATGAAAGTGGACCATTTGCCACCGGCGGCTCGGAAGGCCGACTGCAGTGTGTCCAGTTCGCTGGAGGACATAGCCACATAGACGGCACCGGTGCAGCGTTGCAACATCGGGGTCAGGGCTGCCTTGAGGAAGGGTTCGAAGTCTTCCCCCAAGTTGTCGTTGAGAATCGGCCGGTGCGTACCGCGCAGCTTGTCCTTGGCACTGTTGGCGTAATTCACGCCATAAGGCGGATCGCAAAAAACCATGTCAGCCGTGGAATCAGCCATCAGAGCCTCATAGCTCTTTGGATCGGTGGCATCGCCGCACACCAGTCGGTGATTGCCCAGTTCCCAGACATCGCCGGGGCGAGAGATCGGTGTAGCCGAGACTTCGGGCACGGCATCGTCGTCCGTATTGCCATCGACCGTGATCTCTTCTCCCGCCATGATCTCGGCCAGTGCATCGGCATCGAAGCCGGTGATGTCCAGGTTGAAACCATCCTCCTGCAAGGACTGCAGCTCGATGCGCAGCATGGCGTCGTCCCAGCCTGCGTTTTCTGCAATGCGGTTGTCCGCGATGATGAGGGCCCGGCGCTGGGTGGGCGTCAAGTGATCGAGCACGATCACCGGCACCGTTTCCAGGCCCAGCTTTTGTGCAGCGGAGACACGCCCATGCCCAGCCACAATCACGCCATCGGACCCAGCAAGGATCGGATTGGTAAAGCCAAACTCAACAATGCTGGCGGCGATCTGCGCCACCTGCTCATCTGAATGGGTACGGGCATTTCTGGCATAGGCAATGAGCTTTGCGGTGGGCCAGCGTTCAATGTGGGTAGAGAGCCAGGGTTCAGACATGGATCAGCCCCGGTTCGTAAACAGTCTTGCCCTGAGCAAACTTGGCGGTGAGCAATTGGGTGCGTTCGTTGGAAGCGGCGACCGACAGGTGTGCCCACCGGCCAAACTCGTGAATGATCTGCACGCAGGGCAGCTTCAACTGGTTGACTGCTTGGCACACAGCCAACGGCGTCATGCCCGGCACGATGATGTCGGCGGCACGCCCTTGCATGTGGTGGCTGGTCGGACTGCCACCGACGGCACGGTTCAGTGCCAGCGAACGATAGCCACTGGTGATCACCACCGGGCACGCCAATTTGACACGCAGGGGTTCCAGCACCGACTGACACAGCCGACGCAGGTTCTCGACGGCATCAATCGGTGGCTCGTTGACGATGCCACGGCGGGCCGCCGTTTCCGAGACCAAAAACTCGGCCAGTTCGAAATGTTCAGACAGTTGCATGTTCTTCCCGCCGCTGGGCAGCGACGACCTCAAAGGGTTCTCCGGTGGCGGCCAGGGTGACTGGCACGCCAGGAAAGTTCTGTTGGAAACGGATCAGCGCCACGTCGACGTACTCGGGCGCGATCTCTACGGCACGGCCAATGCGACCGGTACGCTGTGCCGCCATCAGCGTGGTGCCACTGCCGCAAAATGGCTCAAACACGATCTCGCCTTCATCGGTGTAGGTCTCGATAACTTCCACCGGCAGCGTCACCGGGAAAACGGCGGGGTGATCGATGTCCTTGCCGATCTTTCCCTTGTGGCGCATGACGCGGATCACAGAATCGGGAATGCGGTGGTCTTGCGTGGGCTGACCCGCAGCGGTCCAGCCGTTGACCTGACCGTCCTTGCCACGCATCGCGGTCGATGAGCCGTCGGCGCGCAGGTGCGTTTCCTGGCCGGCGAACTTGCAGGGCACCGTCTTGTTCGGTTTGCGCGTCTGCCGGTTGAAGTGAAAGATGAATTCGAAGCTCGGGGCCAGGCGGCCTTGCCAGTCACCCGGCATGCCCGGCCCTTGATCCCACACGTACCAGGCAAAACGCCGCCAACCTTGGCTGCGCATCCAATCGAGCCACGCGTCCCAATACGGGATGAACTCGTTGTCGCGGTGGATGAGCCCGAGGTTGACCAGCACCTGGCCATCGTTCGCGATAGGCACCTGCGCGAACACGCCATGCATCAGGCCATCCCAGTCGGCAATGCCACCGGAGGTGTAGTCGCGCTGGTTGCCATAGGGTGGCGAGGTGAAGCACAGGCTGGCCTGCTCGCCTTGCATCAGCTTGGCGATCACGGACGGATCACTGGCGTCGCCGCAGATCAAGCGGTGCGAGCCAAGCTGCCAAACGTCACCGGCCCGCGTGATGGCCTGCTTGGGTGGTTCTGGGACATCGTCATCTGCTTCGGCGTCCGATTCATCATCGGCACCGTCAGCATCGGGTTCGTCCAAGTCGGCCACCATCTTGGCGAGCTCGTCATCGTCGAAGCCAGTGAGCTGCAGGTCGTAACCGGCCTCGGACAGCTCTGCCAGTTCGAGCGCCAGCAACTCATCATCCCAGCCAGCGTCCAGCGCCAGGCGGTTGTCAGCGATGACATAGGCACGCTTTTGCGCCGGGGTGAGGTGACCCAGTTCAATCACCGGCACCTCGGTCAGTCCCAGCGTGCGTGCCGCAGCCAGACGACCATGGCCACAAAGAATTCCATTGCCACCATCGACCAGGATCGGCTGGGTCCAGCCAAATTCCACGATGCTGGCCGCGATCTTGGCAATCTGCGCCTGGGAATGCGTGCGCGGATTTCTCGCGTACGGCAGCAGCGCATCGATCGGGCGGTATTCGATCTGCAGGTTTGGCGTCATGGAATGCAAAAACCCGCCGAGCGTTGCCGCCGGGCGGGTTGGAAATTTTGAGTGGGTGGTAACTGTCTTGGGCGGTGGTAACCGCAGGCCGGTAACCTGGCCGGGTGGTAACCTGTTTTTGTGGTCAGACGCTATCGAATTCTCGCGCTGTTGCCCCCCGCATACCGTTTTGGCCAGGAAGGACCCATCAATTTTCCGCAGGACTCCGCAATCGTCTGATTGGCATCAGCCATCAGGGGTTTGCATCACTTCGAATCTGTCGGGGTGCAAGGTTGCAGTCGGAAGATCACGCCCGCTGCTCACACCGCTGTCCTGACCATAGCTGAACTGTAGGCCGAAACCGGGTAAAACGCGACAGGGGGTGTTTTGGCATCTGTCATTACCAACCCGCACCACCCCACGCGCTCCATCAACTTGCCGCGACTTCACTCAGTGGCCCTTGTTCAGGTGCAGAGTGACCAGGTGGATAGCTGCGTCGTACCGTCGCTGTGCAGTGCGAGCCGCGCAGGCAAACCGCCGACCGATCTGCTCCCAGCGATAGCGGTTCGACCGCATCCAGACCAGGTGCCGCTGCTCCACCTCCAGCCACTGCACCCAGCGCATGGTCTCGAGCATCCGCTCCACAGCTTGCGGGCTGGGCGGCATGGGCCGGTACAGCCGCTCGGGATCGGGGTAGCGCTCGGGTACCTGCATGGCCAGCGTCATCCAGGGGTTGAAGTAGCCGCCCGGTCTGACACGGGGCAGCTTGTGTGCGGTCTCGGCAGCGTCGGCAAATCGGGTAGCCACATCCTCAACAGTCCATTGGGTCATGGTCTCAGTCATGGCGCTTGCCTCCCTCACCGTAGAGGCGTTCGCCCAGCCTGCGCACGAACTGTTTCTCCATCCAGTCGAGCCGTTCGTCGTGCTCGGAGACCACCAGGATGTGGTCATTGCGCCAACCCTCGCGCTTGACGGCGTCCAGATCCGGCGTGGTCGGCTGCAGATTGCCCAGGGGGCAACGGTAGCGGTATTGGGGTACTTTCATCTCACTCGCCCTCCACAGCCATGTCACGGGCCAGGTACAACAAGGCGATGGCATCCGCCTCGTTGTCATCTACCGGGGCGTGGCCATGGGCACGGACGGCTGCCACCATCTCGTCCTTGCTGGCGTTGCCTTTGCCGGTGGCGTGCTTCTTGATCGTGCCGACCGGGATGCCCTGGTACGGGATCTGGTGGTGCTCGCACCAGGCCGTCAGCTGGCCCATGAAGCCACCGTAGGCATGGGCGGCGTCGACACCGACGTGGCGACGGACTTCTTCGAAGACCATCTGGTCGATGCCGTCGTTGCACTGCTTGATGTCGGTGAGCCAGCGCTTGAACCGAAGAAAGCGCATGCCACCGCCTTCGAAGCGTTGAGGTTTGAAGGATTGGCTGCCACTGGTGATGCTGCCGTCGCGGCTGGCCAGTGCCCAGCCGGTTTGGGTACCCAGGTCAAGGGCGAGGATGGTCATTGTGTTCATTGGTCACTCCATGCGTTTTTGGCATCTGGTGACCGAAGGTGACCCGTTTATCGTTAACCGCTCGCGCCTGCGCGCGTACACGTGTAGAGAGATAACGATATGCCGGTCACTTTCGGTCACCCATTTCGGTCGGTTGATTGGGGTCAGTCGTCTCGATAGGGCATGTAGCCGCCCGGTTCGCGGGGTTTGAGCGACAGGCCTGACAGGGCTTTTGCCCCGCCATGCAGGCGAGTTCGCGCAAACCCACGGTTGATGAGTTGCTGGGTCAGCCAGCGGCTGGTGCCCACGTATTCGCCGCGTCGCTCGGCCCGCTCGCGCCAGCGCTGGTAGATCGCGGAAATCGCTTCACGCGCCACGGTCGACTGCTGGCAGTCCTCGTCCAGGAACTCGCCGATCGCGTCCTCTTCTTCGAAGTACTCATCGGTGGCATCGAGCACCTGCTGGGGTGGGTCGAGCCGGCCCTGACGCTGCCACTCCAGGCAGCCTTGAACCGCCCAGGCCAGGATCCCATCCCGTTCAGCTAGGAGCTTTTGCTGCAGGTGCTTGTCACGCCTTTCCGGTGGGACAGTGATCGTGAATGGGATCAGATGGAGCCGCCGCTTCATCGCTTCGTCGATGTTGCGAATCGCCGGCTTGTGATTGCCTGCCACGATCAGCTTGAACTGCGGCATGAACTCGAAAAAATCCTGGCGCATGAAACGCGCAGAAATCTTGTCGCCACCGGTCAGGCTCTTGACCTTGGATTCGGCCCAGCGCCGACCTTGCTCGGTCTCGATGGCGGCGACAAACCGGGCCCCACGCAGGCTGGCCATATCGGTGGGATGCCGGTCCGTGCGGGTTTCCATGAACGTGTCCATGGGTGCATTGGTGGCGTAGTCGCCCAGGATGGTGGCCAGGGTGTTCACGAACACCGATTTGCCATTGGCACCCGTGCCATATAGAAAGAAGAGCGCGTGCTCGCGTGTCGACCCGGTCAGGGCATACCCTGCCATCCGGGCAAGATAGGCCTGCAGAGGTTGATCACCGCCCGTGACCTCATGGATGAAGTGCCGCCAGGTGGGGCAATCCCCTTCGGGGGTGGCTGTCGTGATCTTGGTCAGTCGGTCCAGACGATCGTGGGGGCGCAGCACGCCATTCTTGAGATTTACCACGCCGCCTGGCGTGTTGAGCAGCCAGGGGTCGGCATCCCACTCGTCGGCAGTAGCGGCATGACGCCGATCGGAGCGTGCCAGTCGCTCTAACCCGGCCACGGTGCCACTGCTGGCGAGCTTGGCGGCAACCCGGTGCGAATCGGCCTTGAGGGCGGCCTCCCGACAGATCTGGCGCATCAGGTGGTGCGCGGCCAGGGTCTCCTCGGTTTGCCAGCGCTTGCCAGTCCAGAACACCCACTTGCCCCACAACGCGACATAGCGCCAGTCCTGGGCGTACCGCCCCGAGAAAGTCAACGCCAGCGCGTCTTCAGTGGCCCACACCGATTGCTCCGTTGGGTCGACTGGCTGCGTGGCATCTGCCGTCGACGGCTGGAACTGGATACGCTCACCATGGGCAAGGAAGGCCTCCACATCAAAGCCCTTAGCGATGGCATCCGCCGCATCCCAGCCATCCGCACTCCCTTGAGGATCTTGCGCCGTGGGATTGGACGGCGGCAGCAACACCGCGCAGTGCAAAGCACCCGCTGCCATGACCGCCTCGGCGGCATTCATGGCGTACTCCCAGCCGGGTTTGTCACGGTCAGGCCAAATCAGGACATGCTTGCCCTGCAGCGGAGACCAGTCGGTCTTGTCGATGGGCGCGTTGGCACCGTGCATCGCGGTGGTGGAGCAATGGCCAGCGTCGATCAATGCCTGGGCGCATTTTTCGCCTTCGACCAGAATCACCCGTTCTGCATTGGCAATGCCTGGCTGATTGAACAACGGCCGGGGATCGGGCGGCGCCATCTTGCGACGCTTGGCGTCCCAGGGACGGAATTCTTTGCGCCCAGGGCTAGGTTCATAGCGATACACGCAGGCAATCAGACTGCCGTCGGCGGCCAGGTAGTCCCACTTGGCGGTGGCTGGACCCAATTCATCCACCGGCGCGGTCGCCTTGCGTTTGCCAGACGACACGGCAGGTGCACGACCAAGCAGTTCCCGGGCGAAGTCCAGCACAGCAGCGAAATCACGATGAGTGTCCCAGTGCCGATGTGCGGCAATCAGACCAAAGATATCGCCACCATTGCCCGTGGCGCGGTCGATCCACAGGCCCGCTCGTTCGCCATTCAGTTCGATTTCCAGGCTGCGGCCCGGACTGCCCAGCACATCGCCAACGACGAATTTGCCGTGTGTCACCTTGCCAGCCGGGAACAAGGCAAACAGCACCCCCTCGAGCCTTGCCAACAAGGCCGATCGCAATTCATCCCGCTCGGCATTCCCGTTGGGTGATGGAACAGCGGGGTCTTGGTCATTGAAATCAAGCATGGACACCTCCTTCGTCGGTGTCCGCAGGGTTCAAGTAGCCCGCCTTGGTCGCGATCTCCCGCATGAATTCAGGCGACAAGTCGATCAGGTCGCACCAAAGTTCCAAACGCCCGTCCTGGAAAAATCGTCGGGCCTCGGCACGCTGATGCTTCGATGGTGAGCAAAGGTCGACGAACGCCTGTTTGATCACCGCCACAATCAGCCGCGACTCCGGGCATACGACCGAGACATGACGCAGAAGTAGGCGCTCCAGCAGGGATGCGCCGATCAGGGGTTTCTGGCGACGGGTGGTCACCGTCAATGCCTCGATGGCAGGTTGAGGAAGACGTGCATTCATGACTGCACCCCCGATGCGTTTACACCCTGCTCGCTCCAGCACCGACGTGCCCATGAACAGAATTTGCACTCGTAGTAGCTGGGTTCATTGGCCACGCGCGGCAGCAATTCACCGGCTTCGGTGGCCTGGATGACCTTGACTGCCCGATCAGACATGCGCTGCGCCAGCGCTGCATCAAACGGCACCAGTTCCAGCCAGAGCTCCTGGGTGTCCTTGTTGATGGCGGTGAACAGTGCCGGATGGGAGGCGATGCCAGGGATGCTCGGCTCCATGTAGGCTTGGTAGATCGCCATTTGCGCGGCGTAGACTGGCTTGGTCACGGTCACACCCTTCTTGGCGGTATCGCGCCAGTTCTTGTCGTTCATGGTCTTGCACTCCCAGAGCATGGGAAACGACAAGCCGAGCTCGACAGGAGCGCCAGCAATCACACCATCGACATGCCCCTGGATGCGGCCACCCGCAACTGAGAAGCCAAATTGTTCGCCATCCTGCTTGCGGGTGTAGAGGTCGAAGCCGGCAAGACGCAGCCAGCGAATGGCCAGGTCCTCCATGACATGACCGACTTCAAAGATCCGCAGCGTGCGACCAGGCAGCTCGGCACCGTCGTCCAGCGGTGCGTCGACATACTCGTATTGCAGGGCGCGCTCGCAAGGCACACCAAGGCGTGAGGCGCCCAGATAGCGCCGCCGGGCCTGCTGGCCGCGCTCGGCTTGCAGGGCAGCATCCAGCAGCATTGACACCTGCTCGTGAAATTTCGGTTGATGGTTCAGATCGATCATCAAAATGGAATCCTGTGGTGATCGCCACCCGTGCTGGCAGTGGCCTTGCGGCTGGCGAGTTGTTCAAAGAAAGTGCGGTCGCGCTCGACCATGCGTTCGTGCTCGGCCAGCATGTGGGCCTGATACGCGTCGACCACGACCTCCACCAGGCGCAGGACTTCGTCCTTGCCGTAATCGGCCAAGGGGCGATCCATGCCAATGGAAGCGACGTACTCGCCCAAGGGGGCAAGTGCGGATTGCATAGCGGCGAGCTCCATGTCACTGGGGTCAATCACGGCGTCCTCCTGAAACTGGGTCAGGCGTTCCATGACTCTGGAAAAAGCGTTCTGACAACGCATGGAGCAGAACACCCAGCGATCGCTGTAGCGACGGGGGTCGGAGCGCCGCAAACGCGGGTTGAAATACCCCAGGCCTTTGGCTTGGCGGGAACACACAGCACATCTCACGCTACCTCCCGAAACTCGGTCATCACCGCATCGTTGGCAGCCGTCACCAGGCGCTGGATGGCTGCCTTGTTGAACTGGAAGGTCAACAGCGCCGAGGCCTGATAGCGGGTCAGGCTGAAATCCGCGCGCAGCGGCGCAGGCAGGTAACGCAGCTGCCCAGGTGTGGGCGACTCCTGCAACCAGCGACGGGTTTTGTGAGCGGCATCGTCGACCTCCTGGTCATTGAGCCAGTCATTGGCCTGCGCCAGACACACCGTGCGCTCACCGGCGCCCAGCAAGCGGGCGGGAAGTTTCTCGGCACCACCTACCGCGTACCAACGCCCGCTCAGGAAGAACACACCCGCCCAGGCCTTGAAGCCCGTGGCCAGCAGTGCGCAGTCATCTCCAAACAGATCGCACCAAGCAAAGTTGGAGCGCTTGAGCAGATCGATTTCGGTCATCACAAAATCGCTTATCTGATGACGCGTCTCCTCGATCTCCTTGGCAAAGCTATGACCACACAGCGGACACTCTCGACTGGCCATCGGCACTTCGGCATCACACTGAGGACAGCGCTTGGTCGGCGCCTCGCCGTCACCGGCAAAACCGTCCAGATCGACTTCCTGCTCCAGACTGCCGTGCCGCAGGGAGGCGGTGCCAAAGTCCAGCACCACGCAATCCGTCTTGATCACACCCGGGTGTTCAGTTGGGTCGACCACGCGCAGGCCACGCCCGACCATCTGGATCAGGGGCGACTTGTAGGAACTGGGCCGCAGCAGGACGATGCAGGAGGTCGGGGTGTAGTCGTACCCTTCCGTGAGCACGGCCACGTTCACCAGCACCATCACATCGCCGGTTTCATACGAAGCCAGGGTGGACTGCCGCTCGGCAGGTGTCATCTCGCCATGAACCACAGCGGCCCGAACACCCGCCGCGTTGAAGGCCTGGCAGACGGCGTAGGCGTGATCCACTGTGGCAGCAAACGCAATGGTCTTGCGCCGGGCCGCATGCTTCTGCCAGTGCTGGACCACCGCTGCATTGACGGGCGTGGTGTTCATGATCGATGCCACGGCATTCATGTCGTAGTCGTCGGTCAGTTTGCGCACGCCGTCAAGGGCGTCGCGCGTTCCGACATCGACCACGAAGGTGCGCGGTGGCACCAAATGGCCGGAGCGAATCAGCTCGCCCAGCCGGATCTGGTCCGCGACGTTGGAGAACACCTCGCGCAGGCCCTTGCCGTCCCCACGATTGGGCGTAGCGGTCACGCCATAAATCAGCGCATGCGGGTTCTTTGCCCGGACCGAGTCGATAACCAGCCGATAGGTCGGCGCGGCACAGTGGTGGGCTTCATCGATGACCAGCATGTCCAGCGTGGGCATCTGCTCCAGGTTGCGTGCCAAGGATTGCACCATGGCAAAGGTGGCCTGACCCGACCAGGACTTCTGGTGGGCATCAAACACCGAGGTGCTGACATGCGGATTGACGCGGCCAAACTTGGTCAGGTTTTGCGCGGTCAATTCGTCCCGGTGCGCCAAGATGCAGGCCTTGGCGTCCGGGTGTTGAAGAAACTCCCCGGCGGTGCCGGACAGGCAGATCGTTTTGCCTGCACCGGTCGGCGCCACGCCGAGGGTGTTGCCATGGGCCTTCAGGGCCGTGACGCAGCGGGTGACAAATTCCCGCTGCCGAGGACGCAGCATCATCGCCATCCCTCCTTATTGCGCCCAGGCAGGACGGGTGGGAACGGCAGGCGCCGATGATACAGGAGGCGTACCGGTGGGCGGAGCCGCGGACGCGTGACTGGGGGTGCGCATAGGCTGCCCCATCAGCGCGGCATACTCCTTGTGATCCGGCTGAATGGCGGCCTTGATCACGTTCTTGTCGTCGCCGTTCTGATCCTTCTCGACATCGATGCGAGCGACAAACTCCACGCCATCCAGATCGGCAAACCCCTTTATGCGGCGCGCACTCTGCGCCTGCGGCGAGTTGTCGGCCGGATGGATACCCCGTGCCGAATTCAGGATGGCGCGCAGGAAGCTGCGGCCGATGTTGGTCCACTCAGGACCCTTCGGGCTGGACAGACCGATCAGGCCAAACACCACCCTCTTGGCAAACGGCCCCTCCAGAATGGTGAACTTGGCGTTGAGATAGATGGCGCCGGTTTTGTCGGAACGGGTCGCGTAGCCGCCCGTCCAACCCTGGCTCGGATCGTCATAACCGCCCGGGCGTATGGCCATGATGACCTTGGCCAGGGTTTTGGGTGGAATCAGGGCGTACTCGCGCTGGTCCTCGGCATCGTTGAAGTCATTCCAGGCGGCGTTGTTGCTGTAGCTGTTCATGAGTACTCTCCTGCTTATTGCGCGCGCGGCGCAGTGATCTTGGAAATGAGCCGGCCCAGATGCGGCTCCTCGACGACTTCCAGTCGTCCGGAACGGTCTTTGGCGGGGTAGCCCCAGGGGTTGATGTGCTGGCAGACAAAGGCCCGATAAGGAGTGCCGTCATCCGACTTGAGCACCACCATCGAGATGACCTGATCAACGATGCCGGGCAGCTCCAGCGCAGCTTTGGAGCCTTCGATCTGCGGACTGAACACCTTGCGATTGAAGTCGTCGAGCTTTTCGTCGAGGATCCCAACCAGCCAGATGTCCTTGTCACGGACATGCTGCAACTGGGTGAGCCACCCGACCAGTTCGCTGGCATGCAGACCATAAGCACCCCGCGTGTCGGGCTTGCCAGTTTTTTCGGAGAAGGCCTGCGGTTGCCCTTTGGCCCATTGCAGGCACAGGCGCCCGGCGACCGTGATCGAGTCCACGAAGATCAGCGAGTACTTGGCCAGCATGGCGGGATCGCCATACTGGGCGCACACTTGGTCGTAATGCGCCTGGCTGTAGGACTGGTCGTTGCGCAGTGCGGGATTCGGGCCACCGATGTAGCAGGCCAGATCCCGGCATTCCTGCCAGGTGCGCGGACGCACGCTGTCACCAGGCCAATCCAGCACCGCCAGATCGCCGGCCTCCAGGTCGATGAACAGGGTGTGCGCCGCATCGGCAGTTTTAAGAAGCGTGGTTTTGCCCACACCCGAGGGCCCAAGGATGACGCCCTTGGAGCCACGCTTTTCTGCGAGGCGCTGCTCGGCGGAGATGAATGGGAAGCTCATTTCAGACCTCCCCACCAAAGATCTCGGTGACTTTGTCCGTGCCGAGCGCACCTCGGGCGCGCGCCAGGTCATGCAGGCGGCGCAGGGAATGCAACTGGCAGGAGATTTCGGAAGAACGCGCTTCCAGCCCCTGGATGGCAAAGGCGAGGTCATCGACCGATGCTTGGTCGAGCGGAAGGCGAGCGATCTCGGTCTGCCCGGCGTGGCCCGGCACACGGATGGTTTCCGGCAGGTCCGACAGGGACAGGGTTTTCTTGCGCAGGGATTCGATGAGGTTTTTGAACATGGTGATTACTCCGAAAGCAGGGCGAGACGGAAGCTGGGCTTGCCCACCTTCACGGTTCGTGCGGGAATGAATTGCTCGCGCAAGGCGGTTGCCCAAGCGGAGAACTTGGTCTCTGAGACGCGGTAGCTGACCTCGATGTATTCACGCGGGTTGTCGCCATTGGCGGCAATGCGTGCATCCAAGTTGGTCAGCAGCGCCTGATCCCACTCGACCTTCTTGGGCAGGTCGGCTGTGATGCGCACCTCGCCATCGTCGAAATGCACGACACCACTGTCCTTGCCAGCGACCATGCGCAGGTGCTTGGCGCGCTCGGCGTACTTGAGATTGAGGGCGTGTTCGATGTGATCGACCTGTGCCTTGGCGGTGGCCAGGCGGTCGGCGGCCAACGTCTTCAGTTGGAACAAGCTGCGAGCATCGAATGCGGCCAGTTCGGTGGCCGGGATGGACAGAACGTCCTGGTGTTGCGGGGGCAGATGGGTTTGGCTCATGCCACACCTCCTGCGACCACACGCGACGAAGTGCTGCTGTGCAGACTCCTCGCCTCGTACTCCTCGATGTCCTCGACGCGGTAGAGGACACGGCCCTGTAATTTCAGGTACACCGGCCCGATACCGGCGGATCGCCAGCGCTCGAGCGTGGCCTCCGCGACATTCCAGCGCTCAGCCAGTTGGCGCTGATTCAGGTGTTTGACACTCACGTTTATCTCCTTTCAGGTGATTGCGAAAACGTGAGTGCAGTTTGGAATTCAGGGGGTGGGCAAACCGGTGGGCAAGGTGGACGGAAAGGGTGGGCAGAACTGGCAATTGATGCCCGTGCCGGTCTAAACGGGACTGTTCTTGGCGATTCGACCTTGCAAGGCCTGGATCAGGAACTTGCGCTGTTGACCTGAGGCCGCATGCTTTGCAAGCAGCGCAACTCGTATGCCTCTACGTCTTGCAGTCGGTACATAACCCGACCATGCAGCTTGAGGTAATCGGGTCCGATTTTTTCGTGTCGCCAGCGCTCAAGAGATGCTTCGCTGACCTGCCAGCGTTCAGCCAGTTGCTTTTGATTCAAGTGACGGATTTCCATGGTGACTCACTGCTGTTGAATGACCACCATTGAGGCGCTGATTGGCATTGAAGCCAAGCGCTTTAGCCGTGCCGGGAGAGTATCTGCAGCACAAAAGCGTGTGCTGTACTCGGACAAAAATTCAGATCTGCGCGTCGATTCGCAGAAAGGCTTTGTCGTTCCGTTTGTAGTCCGGGCGCGGGCCGAAAAATTTACCCGGGAGAATCGTGAGCTGCCGAATCTCGCGGATGTGGAATAGCTTCCAGCCCACGTACTCCCCGGATTCACTCCCGCCTTGCATTTGGTAGGCCCGAAGTGCAGGATGGCCTTTCTTGTCCGTACCGCAACAGTGGGGCTCAACCACCCTTGGAAATCCGTCATACGTGAAGGACAGTAGGTGGCGGTCGTGGATGGCAGATGAGATGGTCATGGCATGCTCCTGGTCAGTTTCAAATTTCAACGCCCCTCGAAGGCCGTCAGCAGCTGGTCCAATTCGAGGATCTTCAATCTGGCGGCATCGAGCACCGTCTTCGGAAAATGCTTGGCATAGCTCTGACGTTCCGTCAGATCGACGTCGATCAAATGCTGAATCGCCTTTTTACAGTCCGCACATTGGTCGGCTGGGCGTCTTCCCAGAATCGACAGCAACAGACCTTCGAAGCAAGGTATCGAGCCGACCATGTCGATCTTGGCTTTTCGAGCATCCTTCTTCAGTTTGTCAGTCCATGGAATGTCTGTATCAAGCAGGGCAGCACGTGCGTCATAGCTGTAAATTCTGGCCTGCCGTGCCGCGTGATCAATGACGTTCTCCGGGCCTTTGCCGTGTGCATTGCGCACGGTCACAGCTACGCCAGCGCCACCAGAGCAATAAAGATCACGCAGATGCTTGAGGAAGGCCTCCTCCGAGTCACCTTCGCCAACGATCAGCAGCGTTTTACGAACCCGATGTTGTTTGCGAGCCATCACCGTCCCTTACAACTGGGGGATGGCGCCGTAAGCACCCGCCATGTATTTGGCGTACAGGTTGTCATCGGCACGAACACCCTTGACGCTGTCCAGTCGCCAGGCATCGCTCTCGCAGTTATCGTCTTTTTCGACCAGTACCACCTGCGCCTTGTGCAGCAGGCTCAACACCTCGATGGAATGGCAGGTAAAAATGATCTGCGCATTGTGCGGGTTGGTTTTCTGAGAAAAGTACAAATCCAGTAGCGGGGTGAGCATGTGCGGATGAAGATCCGCCTCGAGCTCATCGATCACGACCAGACCACCGTGCTGCAGCGCCGGCAAGATGCGGGACAGCAAAATGAACGCGCCCTGGGTACCGCTGGATTCATGCAAAAACATCAATGGATGTTCTTTGTCGCCCACGCGGTGAATGCCGAAGGGGATGTGAATCTCTTCGGTTTTGCCACTTTCACGTGTCACCGTGTGTTTCTCGACACGCACATCCGACAGGCCAAAATCCCACTGATGCAACAGGGTCGCCATCTGGCTACGAATGCCAATGTTTTTGGCATAGAACTCGGAGGCGCGCATGATCTGATCATGATCCATGGCCTGACGACCCAGGCCATAGACGTTACTCAGCACATTGGCAGACACCAGTTTCAAGGCCAAATCCACTTCGTACTGTGCGGCCGTCGAAATCAGCGATGCGTTTTCGCGAACCTTCTCAGCTTCCTTTTGAAGCATGCCGAACTGCTGCTGTTTGACCGTATAGCCCTTGCGTTCAGGATTCCATTCGCGGGTAAAGACATACGAGAAGGCACGGCTTTGTTTGCTGTACAGCGACTCGTGGTAGACGCGATCCCTTGAGGCAATCAGACGGTAGCGCCATTCACGGCCGTCGAACTCGAACTCCACCTCGAAGGTGCTGGGCTCGGTCGTTGCCGAAAAGTGGGCTGCCAGGGGAATCTGATCGTCTGGCTTGGCATGAAACGAGTGCTTGACGAACCAGTCGACGAAGACCAGCGATTTGATCAAGGTTGTTTTACCGCTTGCGTTGGCGCCTACGACCGCGATGGCTTTGGAAAGGCGGGTGCCAAGAGCAGACGTGCAGGACCGGCCATCCTCAGGGGTGTGGCGGTTCAGTTCCAGCGATATCTGCACGGGCTCTCTGAACGACTGGAAGTTTTGCAGGGTGAATGAGCGAAGCATGACGTGACTCTTAGGGCGATTTCAACAAGTTTTTGTATGTTACGCCTTTAGACTGGTCTAATCAAGCCGTGAAATACGAAATTCAACAAAATACTGTTCAAATTTAGATGGCGGGCTGGTTTTGTGGACAAAAGCCCAGCAACCGCCGCTGCTCATCCCAGTCCACAGGCACGTCCGCCTGCCGACCCCGGACTGCGTGAAGATTGAGGTGGCGCGGCTGCCGGCCATCCAAAATAGCCTGCACGATGTCGGGTGCCAGGCGTGTGAGCCGCAACACCTCGGCGACCCAGCCTGGCTCCAGCTTCAATTGCCGCGCCAGTTCGGTGGCATTGGCGACCTCGCCGCTATCGAGCAGCTTTTGCCAATAGAAAGCCTTGCCGATCGTGCGGATCATGGGCAAGTCGAATGATGATCGGACCTTGGCATCTTCCTGGCCAGGCGGCGCAATCAGCAGTTTGCGGGTGTGCCGGCGCTTGATGGTCAAGGGGACAAAAGTTACAGCCGAGCCCTGGCTCAGGTATTCACGCGACGGACCCGACACCGATATCTCGATCTTGCAACGCTGCCGGTTTGCCTGGGTCATGCCAGTGCCTCCTCTTCAATGCCGAGTTGCCCCAAGGCTGACACCTGCTTTTGTTCCGCGACGAAGGGATGTTGTGCCAGTTCGCGTCGGAAGCGTTGCCACCCATCTTCCCGCCAAACGATATCGAGACCATCCTGGTGCAGTTGCACACGCTCAACCAAGAGCCGCATGATGCGGTGCTGCTCTACCGGGAACATCTGCGCCCAGATGTCGCCAATGCGGCGCATGGCCACCACGATCATGGCTTCATCGAGATCGGGTTGCTCCTGCATTGCCAGCACTTCGCGCCACACGCCGATGATCATCTCGGGCTCCTGCAATACGCACAGGACCTGCATCAGTACGGCTGACTCGATTTCAGCGGCGGGCATAGGACCCATGCTGCGCTGGCCGGGGATGCGTGATGCACCCGCCGTCTGTCGCTTTTCCAGGTAAGGGACGTAGTAGTGGTAACGCTTGCCGTTTTTCTTCTGCGTGTAGGTTGGCAGCATGCGCTGGCCGTCAGGGGCGTAGAGGAATCCCGCCAGCAGTGCCGGGGCCTCGTTGTACCGGTCACGGCTCGTGCTGCGTTTGCGTTGCGCAACGATTGCGTCGACCGCTTCCCATTGCGCCGCCGAGATGATGGGCTGGTGTTGACCTTTGAAGACATCGCCCTTGTGCGAGATCTCACCCAAGTACAGACGGTTGCGCAGAAGCTTGAACAGGTACTGCTGATCAATGATGCGGCCGTGGTGGAATTTGCCGGTCTGTGTCTCCCAGGACTTTGTGGTGTGCCCTTCAACCTGGAGCTCACGTACCAGACGAGCAGCCGATCCGTGTTCTGCGTAACGGGTAAAGATTTCGCGCACCAGTGCCGCCTCCCTTTCGTTGACGACGAGCTTGCGATCTTTGACGTCATAACCCAAGGGCGGCACGCCGCCCATCCACATTCCCTTGGCCTTGCTGGCGGCGATCTTGTCGCGGATCCGCTCACCCGTGACCTCACGTTCGAACTGGGCAAAGGACAGCAGGATGTTGAGCGTCAGACGTCCCATCGACGTCGTGGTGTTGAACTGCTGGGTCACGGATACGAACGAGACCCCGTGCCGATCGAACACTTCCACCAGCCGCGCGAAATCCGGCAGGCTGCGCGTCAGGCGGTCAATCTTGTAGACCACGACGATGTCGATCTTTCCGTCCTCGATGTCGGCCATCAATCGGCGCAACCCCGGCCGCTCCATATTGCCTCCGGAGAAACCGCCATCGTCATAGCCATCGGCCACAGCGATCCAGCCTTCATGGCGCTGACTGGCAATGTAGGCAAGCCCGGCATCACGCTGCGCCTCCAGGCTGCTGTATTCCATGTCCAAGCCTTCATCGGTGGACTTGCGGGTGTAGACCGCACAGCGCCGCTTGGGGGTGGTGGCAGGCGTTTGCGTGTTTGGGTAGGGCGTGGGTTTTCTCATGCCAATGCCCCCTGACGCTTGGGTGCGGGTTGGCGAAGTCCGAAAAATGCCGGTCCCGACCAGGCGGTGCCGGTGATGGCTTTGGCCACCCCGGACAAGCTCTTGTAGGCACGTGCCTGGTATTCGAAACGCCCATCGTCCAGGACTTTGACCTGATGGGTGATGCCGTTGTACTCGCGGATCAGGGTGGCGCCCGGTGCGAGCTGGTTTTCTGCGCGGCGCTTCTGGTTGGGCACCTCGCCGGTCTCACCGATTTTTTCCAGGCGACGTTTGAGCGATTGCGACATTGCGCCGAACGCCTCTTCCTGGATCTTGTACGCCAGCCGACTTTCAAGCCAGGTCCGATGGTGGTGGCCGGGGCGGCGATCGAAATATTGATCCCAGAGCGCCCAGAGGTTTTCCATCGGTAGATAGGGCAATTGCGCCAGGCGCGCGGCGACCGTTTCTTTGCTTGCGTGCGTCGTCATACGGGAACTCCTTCTTGTTGAGACGGGTTCGTATGAACGCGCTGGTGGCCACTAAAGCCAAGCGCAATGTCGCCGGCCGTGGCTTCATGCTGACGCTGGTTTTCTGTGGAGACGCGCGTGCGGGCCCGGAGAATGCCGGCGGCGAGCAACTGCGCGATTTCCTGGCAAGGGGAGCGCCCAAGCTTACGGGTGTCGCGATGGGCAGGATTGGAGTGGTGTTCGATGGGTGACATGGCAGGCTTTCGTGATGAAAAACTGCCACCATTTCACTGGCAAGCCACAGGAATTCCGAGCAGGAAATTGCTGCCCGTTGCGGGCCGTTGCGAACGGAGGCCTTCGACTGCTGGTTGGTGCGTGCTGGTGACAAATGACGGAGCCACGCACTGTTGTGACGTCAACGCACCGGCGGCTGGCCCTTGCGCACGAAACGATCGAAGGTGTTTTCAAGGCCATCGTCGTCATCGTCCGTCTTGTCGCGCTCCCAAGGCTTGACCTCGGGCGGGAGGACCAGCAGGGTCATCGTTTGGCGATAGAGGTCGGATGCGATGCGCATCTCGCGCGCCACCATGCCCTCGGGCTCCTGCGGAAACCAGATGCGCGCATCTATCGGCGTGCCCAACCGATCGACGTTGGTGTCCGTGCCCAAACGTGTGGCACTCCTGGCTGGCAATGGCCGGCGCTGACGATTGGCCAGCCGTTTGTTCAGATAAATGGAGAGCCATTTGCCTGACTCGCTTCCGCAAGCCCACTGGACGACCCCATTCTGGGACATGACCAGCACCGCACGCTGGGGCGTTAGCTCCAGCCACTTCAGAATGGCCGAAGTCATGGACACGCCATACCGATCCGCGCATGCACCGAGCACATCCAGATCGATGGTTGCCCCCTGGATCTGCCGACGGTAATCATCCGCAGGCATCAGCAGGTAGGACGCAAACGTATTCGCCTCAAATTCAATCTGGCGCTCTTCGCTGTCCCATTGGGTGGTATCGACTTCGCTGCAGTTGAAAGACGGCTGCAGATGGCGATGCACCAGGTAATGTCCGAGCTCGTGTGCCAGCGTGAACCGTATCCGCCCAGGGGAACTGATCGCCTGGTTGTAAATGATGGCCCAGTTGCCCTTGCCCGGCGCATCGGCATTCAGGTTGAACAGCGCCCCTTCGAACTCCGGGTCCATGGCTTTGCCCTGGATGGCGATCGGCTCCCCAGTCTGGAAGGTTGCCGGCACCTCCGGAATCAGCGCCTCAACATCGACAGGGAAACGGTCGCCGCCATGGACAGCATGGAGCTGATCCAAGATTTTGTTCAGTCGAATGGCAACTGCCTTCGGTTTGCTGGGCAGCTCGATCATCCTTGGGTCTTCTTGAGGGTCTTCAGGATTTCAAGGAGCTGATGCTTGGTCTCGGGTTTGAGCATCTTGTAGTTTCGGAAGAACGCCTTGTCGAAGGCATCCACCGGCTGGTCTGCCTGCTCGTTGTGGGCCAGGAACTCTGGCGTGACGTTCAGGACAGCGGCGATGCTGGCCAGTTTTTCCATGGTGGGGTTGGCGTCGTCGTTGTTTTCCAACTCCCAGAGATAGCTCTTGCTCATGCCGGCGGCGGCGGCCAGTGCGTCGAGACTCAACTTCTGCTCACGGCGCAGCCTGCGAATTTTGTCGCCAAGTGGGGTTGCCACGGTTTCTCCTGTGTTCTCTCAGCCCTGCTTGAACAGGGTCTGGGTAGCGTTTTGCACAGACCGAGATATTACGTTATTTCGAACGAATCAGCACCGGCTTGACAACACAATCATCGACCGTTAAATTCCATCAAACACCCGATATAGCGAACAAATACATTTTGCTTTGTTGTGCGATGCGGTGTTGAGAACAGTGTAACCAACCCAGGCCTCTCGCGCACACCAGAAATCATCGGCACGGCGGCCCAACAAAAAGGAAAAACAAGATGGCCGCCTTCAACTACCGCCAACTCATCCGCCAAGTGCCAGCGCACGCTTGGAAGTTCTACTTGCAGTCTCGCAAGCTGGAACTACCCGCCGATCTTGTCGACGACAAGCTGGTCAATGCCGTTACCGAGATCATCGATGCCCTGCCTACCGTCCAACGAGAGGTGTTGTACGCCGAGATGCGGCGCGTGCATGACTTGGCCAACGGGCGTGGTGTCGATGCCCTGCGCAACACCGCCCCACCGGACTCCGCGATCCATGAGGATTTCACGAAGTTCTCCAGCGATGCCGAGCGCGCCTTGTGGATCATGGCCAACTGGCCTGACCTGTTCGCCACGGCCGAGGCCATCTACGCGGTGAGCCTGCGCATTGGCAAGCGCGGCTGGAAACGCTTGCAAGTGTCGCCGGTCGATGCGCTGTTCCGGGGCCAGGAAGACATTCATGCCCTCGAGGTCGCACTGGCCACCGCATTCACGCCGCGCAAGGGAACGCCGCGCGCCTGTCAGATCGAAACCCTGGACCGGCATCTGGATGGCGGCGTGCAACTGGGCATCCTCATCGAGGACAACGCACAGCGTCAGCTGGAATTCGGCGACGACAACCGGGCGCACTGGCGCGACATCCGACCACCCATGGCCATGGATGTCGTCATCTACCCGGCCAGCGGGGTGATTGATGTGCTGGCGCCCGGTGGTGCCAAGACACAGCAGACCTTGCTGGAGCACCTCGGCAAACATGTCTTCAAGAAAGTGCTGCAGCCCAAGGACATCGAGAAGCCGATGTTTTTCCTGAACCGACTGCGGGATGGCTTCGAGCTTTTCGATGACAGCGCATGTGACTTGGCGGCTCACCGGGTCGAACGCATCCGTTTGTCGCAAGCCAAAGTGCGGGCCATTCATCCCCCGATCTGCGACTACCAGATCAAACCGCCCGGGGAAAAAGATGCACCCGATGTGCTGGCCTGTCTCGCTGCCCAGCAAATCAGCCCCATTCTGATGGGGCAAGGCTTCAACATCATCGACGCCGTGGTGTCGCTGTATTTTGAGCCGGTGCAGTCGGGAAAAGCCAGCCGGGTGCTGCATGTTGACCTCAAACAAAACGGGATCAGCAATCTGCGCGACATGGAAGAAGCTGATGCCCGCCTGGTGGAATCGCTGCTGCGCGTACTGGGTGTCATGCAGTCACCAGCATCGACCGAGCCAGTCGAGGTACCCGAGGGAGCCGTGCATGCATGAGGCCGTCGCAGTCATGAACGACCAGGGGCTGGCAGAGATCTGCCGCCTACTGGAACGCGAAGACATGCTGATCTCGCCCGACGCGGTCTGGCTTTCGAGTCGCCCCGGCATATATGGTCATCTGCTGGCGCTGGATGCTATCGCCGTCAGCCGTGAGCGGGCCCTGGACATCCTCTGCCCTGAGTGTGGCATGGAGTCCATGCGGCCAAAGCCACACGACGCGCAAGATTCGCAACCCTATCGCGGCTACTGCCCGGAGTGTGGGTGGGTAGGTCTGGCGAATCAACTGGCGCACTATTGGCAGGTGCAGCCCCAGAAGCTGGCCAAGTGGTTGTCAGCCGGACTGGGGCTGGCCCCGCGCTATGCCGTCGAGCCCATCGTGGATCACGTCTTGTGGCGACTGGGTGAGTTCGAACATCGGCGCCGACGCCACACGGTTTTCTTTGGACGTCGCCTGGGCGCGATGTCCGATCAGGTGGCAGCCAAGCTGGCGCAACTGGTCGCGCCCGGCGCTGAGGTGATCATCACGGCGGGTGAGCCAGCATCCTTGCGCGGTACCGCCTTGAGCGATCGCCTGTTGGTTCCGCTGAGGGCCATTGCCCACATCCGGAAATCCGGTCTGGTGATTGAGAACCTTGAGGCGTACCTGACACGCCCGGTAACGGTGACGGAGTCTGGGGAAACATCGCTACGTTTGATGCACACCCAGCGCGTGGCGCTGATCGACGGCGAGGCCATCGATCTGTCTCCTCAGGTCTATCTCTTCTTGAAAATTTTGGAAGACGCTGATGGTGATGAGGTGCACAAGCGGCACATTGCCGAGGGGCTTGGCATCGAGCCTGGGGCCAGCTTCCGGACCGCGGACATATTCAAGCGCCACAAGCAGGTCTACGCCACCTTTGTCGATAAAGACGACAAGGGGCACTACTGGCTCAAGCCTGACTTCGTAATCTTGGAAAGGGGGTGATTCGACAGCCTACCCCCCCTGACTTCCAGCATCCATCCAACCTTGAAAGGATTTTGAAATGGCCGGTAAAAACCAACATGTAGTGAAGCGCGACGACGGCTGGGCCGTGCGTGGCGAAAACAACCAGCGTGACACCTCGCACCATCGCACCCAGTCCGAGGCCGAACGGGCCGCCCGTGACATCGCCATCAACCAGCGCAGCGAGGTGTTGATTCATGGCGAGAATGGTCGCATCCGCGAGCGCAACAGCTACGGCAACGATCCGCACCCGCCCAAGGGCTGACGATCGCTGACTTTGCAGTCATCGTGTTCGACTATTACAGCAAGTGGTCCGTGCGTCGAACCCGATGCAGCGCATCAATGGCAAGCGCTTGTCACGAAAGGGTTTCTGCGTGTACTCTGCTGGCAAAGTTCTGGCCGATTTTTTGAGAACCGAGGGCAGAAAAGAGTCAAACTACGCGGGCTGGCAGGCGTTTTCTGGTTGGCGCGCCAGTGCCTGAGGCACACGCAAAATCGACAGAATCCCCGCACAGCGCGGGGAAAGTCCAGATGTGAAAAAGCCCAACCGATAAGGGTTGGGCTTTGAAAGTGGTGGACCGGAGGAGGATCGAACTCCCGACCTTCGCATTGCGAACGCGACGCTCTCCCAGCTGAGCTACCGGCCCGAAAGAGGGGCGGATTATAGCCGGTTTTGGGGGGCGGCCGCCAGTTACCCC